CAATACTGTAACCCATACACTAGATAACACAGCGGTATCAGCAGGATCATATGGTTCAGCTAGTACTATTCCCGTTATCACAGTTGACGCACAAGGTAGACTTACAGCAGTATCAACAGCATCTACAAGTTCAGCATTAACAATTGGAGCCGATAGTGGTTCTGATGATGTTGTAACAGTAGGTACAGATACTCTTAACTTTACTGGTACAGCGAACGAAATCGAAACAACAGTTTCAAACAATACGATTACTATTGGATTACCAGATGATGTTACTATTGGCGGAAACGCTACAGTTTCAGGTAACCTAACAGTATCAGGAACAACTACAACTGTAGATTCCACAACACTATCCGTAGCAGATCCATTGATCTCACTAGCTACAGGCAACAATACATCTGATGTCGTTGACATTGGTCTGTATGGTTTGTTTGACACTAGTGGTTCACAAGATATATACGGTGGTATTTTCAGAGACGCTAATGACTCTGGAAAATGGAAACTATTTAAAGACCTACAAGAAGCACCAACAACAACAGTTAATACCTCAGGTACTGGCTATACAGTTGGCACTTTAGTAGCAAACTTAGAATCATCCTCAGCAACTATCACAGGCGGTACTATTACTGGTATCACTGATTTAGTAGTAGCAGATGGTGGTACTGGTGTTGGCTCATTCACAAGCAAAGGTATTTTGTTTGGTAATGGAACAGGTGTTTTACAAGTTACAGCAGCAGGAACACAAGGTCAAATATTACAAGCAGGCGCTGGTGGTACACCAGAGTTTGGTAATGTTGACGGCGGTTCATACTAACATTATAAAATAGGAATAAATTGAGATGGACGAACAATTATTAAATGAATATATTAATAACTTGGCAAATCAGATTAATACTCTGAACCAAGAGAATATTTTATTAAAAACAAGACTCGGTATTTTCGAGAAAAGAGAACAGATAAGATTGCAGGAAGAACAACTAGTTAAAGAGAGACAGGCAGAGGTTCCAACAGAGCCTCAGCCTTTGCCTCAGGAACAGAGTACTTACTCTCAACCTGAGCCAGAGCCTACTCCGGAACCTATTGTTGAGGCACCTGTAGAACCTGAGGTAAAGGAACCCAAAACACCAATGGTGAGGGCACCTAGACCTAAAGGTTACAATCGAAAAGTTGATGGCCCTTTGCCATTAATACCTGATCCCAGATTTGAAAATACAGAATCATAAACTAAGGAAACAAAACAATGGCAACGGTAATAAAAATAAAGAAATCGGAAACAGCGTCATCGGCACCATCAACTAGTGATCTAGTTGCAGGTGAAATTGCTCTTAATACAGCAGATAAGAAATTATTTGTAAGAGACTCTAATGATTCTATTATAACGGTTGCAAATTTTACTGAAAGCGATCAGTCGTTAGTTTTTCCAACAGGAGATTATGGTTCGGTGGCATCGGCTTTAAGTACAGATGCCTTCGGTGAATTGTTGGATCAAATATACGATCTGAATACAGCAATAAAATATCGTTTAGCAACAGAAGACCTTGGGGCCTTCAGTTAAACATATCAACCTATTTTAAAGGAGACAAATAGATGGCAGTTACAGTACAGTTTAGAAGAGGCACAACAGCACAGAACAATGCGTTCACAGGTGCTGTAGGTGAGCTTTCGATAAACACAACAAATAATTCTATTAGGGTCCATGATGGGAGTACAGCTGGCGGAACCGAGTTAATGCTCGCTTCTGCAAGTAACATAAGTGGAAATGTTCCAATAGGAAACATTTCCGGAACAATATCAGCTAGTGCCATGGATGATGGATCTAGCATAGACGGCGGAACATATTAATTTTTTAGGAGAAAACAATGCCAACACAAGTACAATTTAGACGCGGAACAACCGCTCAAAATGAAGCTTTCACTGGTGCGGTAGGTGAGATTTCCGTAGATACTACGCTAGATACAGTTCGTGTCCATGACGGTTCAACAGCAGGCGGTATACGACTAGCCAGATTTTCAGAGATAGAAGCTGGAGATATAACGGCAGTCGTAGCAGGCACAGGACTTTCAGGAGGCGCAACTAGCGGTAGTGCTACAGTAAACTTATCCCACCTAGGCTTAGAAAGCTTAGCAGACCCAAATGATGATCAGATTATATTTTGGGATGATAGCGCAGGTGCAACTGCGTTTTTAGATTTAGGTACAAACCTAGCAATATCTGGAACAACAATAAATGCAACTGACACAAATACTACTTATTCAGCAGGAACAGGTGTCACACTTAGCGGTACTACTTTCAGTATACCTCAGGTTATAACAACAACTAGTAACCCTACTTTTAATACAGTAATAGCAAAAGGTATCACAGATGCCGATGCCGATACTAAAATACAAGTAGAAGAGTCTGCAGACGAAGACAAGATTAGATTCGACGCAGCAGGAACAGAAGTTATGAACATGACTTCAACAGGACTATTCCCAAGTGCAGATGATACATTTTCACTTGGTAGCTCATCACTACAATGGAGTGATTTGTTTGTAGGACCTGGTTCTTTATATGTTAATGGACAAAAAGTATTAGAAGATTCCTCAGGTTCAATTGTTGTATCTGCGGATGCTAACCAAAATGTTAGTGTACAAACATCAGGTTCTGGAGACGTCCAATTGGATGCTACAGGAACTGGTCTTATTGCACTTAAATCTACAGTACAGATTGAGGACGGTAATAATATTACTAACTCAGCAGGTAATGGAATTACATTTGGTTCAGGTCTAATATCAGACTCACTTACATCAAAATCTACTAATACTAATTTAGTGTTAGCAGGTAACGGTACAGGTAATGTCCAAGTTAGTGATAACCTAACTGTAACAGGAGACTTTACAGTATCAGGAACTACAACCACAGTAAGTTCTACAACATTAACAGTTGCAGATAAAAACATTACAGTGGCCCAAGGTGCAGCGGACGCAGCAGCAGCTAACACAGCAGGACTAACAGTTGATGGAGCGTCAGCAACATTAACTTATACTTCCGCAGACGACAGATGGAACTTTAATAAGAACTTAAATGTAACCACAGTTTACGGTAACCTAACAGGTAATGTAACAGGTAACATTAGTGGTTCATCAGGATCAACAACAGGTAACGCAGCAACAGCAACAGCCCTAGCAAATGCTAGAACTCTTGGTGGCGTATCTTTTGATGGTACTGCAAATATTAACCTTCCAGGTGTTAACGCAGCAGGTAACCAAGACACCACAGGTAATGCAGACACAGCTACAGTTTTAGCAACAGCTAGAACAATTGGTGGTGTTTCCTTTAACGGCTCAGCAGACATTAACTTGCCTGGTGTGAACGCAGAAGGTACACAAAATACCACTGGTAACGCAGCTACAGCTACAGCACTTGCAACAGCAAGGACTCTATCCTTTACAGGTGATGTAACAGGTACAGGAGACTTTGACGGTTCAGGTAACTTAGCAACTGCATTAACTATTGCAGCAAATAGTGTTGCATTAGGAACTGACACTACTGGTAATTATATGGCACAAGTAAGTGGCGGAGATGGTATTACTATTTCTCATACACAGGGCGAAGGCTCTACAGCTACTATTACTGGAACGGCTATATATAATGTTAGTGGTACAAAATTAAATTAAGGTAGGAATGTATGGCTTTAGCAAGTAGAACAGATTTACAGGATTATTGTTTAAGGAGACTTGGACACCCTGTAATAGAAATAAATGTTGATGAAAGTCAACTTTCAGATCGCATGGATGATGCTTTACAGTTCTTTCAAGAATATCATTTCGATGGTGTAGAAAGGACTTATGTTAAGCATGAAATCACAGGTTCTAAGCTAAAACTAACAGCCAACCTTGGTAATAATTTTACAAAGGGAGAAACTTTAACAGGAGGAACTTCCGGTGCAACTGCTCTATTTGATTCTACTGATGCAACAGCACAGTTTTTACTTATAGAACAGGTTAAATCCGGAACATTCCAAGCGTCAGAAGTTATCACAGGATCAATTAGTGGAGCAACAGCTACATTAGGAGCAACGGACTTTTATATTAAGGGAGATATCGAAAACGGATATCTCCCGATTAGTAATAATATTATAGGTATTACAAGAGTCTTTAACTTTGGTGGAGCAGCTACAAACAATACAAAAGACGGACAACTGTTTGATCTAATGTATCAGTTTAGAATGAATGATCTTTATAATTTAATGGGAGCAGACATGATATATTACTCTGTCGTTCAATCCCATTTATCAACATTAGAACAACTGTTGGTAGGACAACGACAAATTCGTTGGAATAGAAAAACAGATAGACTTTACATAGATACAGATTGGGATAAAACATACAACATAGGTGACTTTGTTGTAGCAGAAGCTTATGCTATTTTAGATCCAGCAACATATACAGAAGTCTATGATGATATGTTCTTAAAGAAATATACAACAGCATTATTTAAAAAACAATGGGGCGATAATCTGAAGAAATTTGCAGGTATTCAAATGCCAGGTGGTGTAACATTAAATGGAGAAACCATTTTTAACGAGGCAGTACAAGAGATACAACAAATTGAACAGGAGATGCAACTAAAATACGAATTACCTCCTCAATTTATGATAGGATAATACTATGCCAACCAATTTCTTTTTTCAAAATGGCGGTGGTATAGGTAATACGGCAGAAGGTCGTTTAATTGAAGACCTTATTATCGAAAGCCTAAAAATATATGGACATGATGTCTTTTATTTACCTAGAACATTAGTTAAAAAAGATACAATCTTTGATGAGGATACTCTGTCTAGTTTTACACAGGCATATCCTATAGAAATGTATTTAGAAAATGTGCAAGGCTTCGAAGGACAAGGCGACATATTCACACGATTTGGTATGGAAGTTAGGGATCAAGCTACTTTCATATTAGCAAAAAGAAGATGGGAAGACATGGTACAAAGACAAGCTATTGTACCTACACAAGCAGCTAGACCTTCCGAAGGAGATTTAATTTACTTTGATAAGACTAAGTCTTTATTTGAAATTAGATATGTAGATTTTCAAAATCCATTTTATCAGGCAAACCAATTACATGTATTTAGATTAACAGTTGAACTATTCGAGTACAGCTCAGAAGATTTAAACACAGGCATTGCAGCTATAGATGGCATAGAAACAAAATACTCTCAGGATATGTTAGAGTATCAAATGATGTTAGAAGATGGAACTCTATTACTTAAAGAAGATAGTGGTAGTTTAATTAACGAAGCTTATCAAACAAGTGTATCTGAACCAATAGATAATCAAGACTTTGATAGTTTAATTACATTAGAAGGCATACTAGACTTTAGTGAAA